ATGTCTACTAAAGTTGACAGAGCATTATGGTTTGCATTACAAATCTTATTTGGATTTATGATAGGTATGTTTTTATTTACAACATTATATTTTATAGGAGATTATTTTAGTGGGAATTGAAACAGTAATAGTAGGGTTTATAATTAACTTGTATACCCTTGATAACATTGATTTTTTTCACCAACGTGCAAACAATAACAAGACTATGACTTGTGTGTGGGAGTATGTTGGTAAGAAAAAACCTGACCCACATAACCCTAGTATCACACTCTTGGGTAATGTGTATTATAAACAGAAGTGTGTAAGAAAGGAGCTAGATAAATGATAAAAGAAATGTTTGCATTGTATTTAAATTTTGCTTCACCAGTTGGTGATGTAGAATTATTTGTTAAAGAACTACCTAACTGTGATAATGCCAGTATGATAGCTGAACAAGAATACGCAATAAGAAATATTGACAGAAGTAAATTAAGTCAATCAGGATATATGTGTATTGGTTGGGAGTTTCATTTGATAAGACAGCAACTAATTGAAGGTGTACCACTTGACCCTAAGTATATACCAGTGCAGGAAAGAAAATGTGTAGTACCAATGCCAATGGAGATTAGATAATGCGAGATAAATTAATAGCATTTTTTTTATTAACATTAATGATAACATTATATTTGACAGGATAGAATTATGTTTACATATTTTTTGATAACAGTATGGTTTGAGTATGATAATAAAATACATCAAAAAGTTTTACCTAAGTTATATGTTAACTGTGAGAAAACTGTAAAAAAAATTTATGAGAAAACAAAACTACCTTATAAAATAAAGGCAGTTAAATGTGATACACCAAAAGAGTTTGGTAATAAAAGAAAGGATGAAGAATATGGACACGTCTATAGAAAATTACGATAATGTAAACAACCCAAGACACTATAACAAAGATGGCATTGAATGTATTGATGGTATCAAAGCATCAATGTCAGACAAAGAGTTTGTTGGTTACTTAAAAGCAAATGTTATAAAGTATCTTTGGAGATATGATTATAAAGGAAAACCTTTGGAAGATTTAAAAAAAGCACAATGGTATCTTGACAAATTAATAAATATAATTCATAATCAAGACTTAAAATCAAGACAAATAATAATGGAAGGTTTTAAGGAAGGAGCAAATGATGATAACTAAATTTAAAACATACGAAGAAATACCAACATCTCTTGCAGATAATATATTAACTGTGAGTGGTGAAACAAATATTAAACAAGTTTCATTGGAAGACATCAATGGATTTGTTGAACTAATGGAAGGAGTTGATAATGGAACTAAAGAAGTTAACAATAAAAGAACGTGAAGAAATAGTTCTTGGTTTCCATAAATTAATTATGGAGTTGATAACTAAATATGACTCACCTGAAACTATATATCTAATGGCTAGAGCATTATCTATTACAGCTATAACTAAAGCTGAAAAAGATTACTATGGTTTTCTTACAATGCAGAATGCATTAAATGATACTGCTCAAGAACTAATAGCTATAGGTATGGGAGAGTCATTAACTGAAGGTGATGAAATCTTTGAGTTTATGTACGATAAAAATGATAATAACAAACTACATTAGGGGGTTGAATGTTAAAGATGGAAAGTAAATTTCTTGGGCACGAACAGTGTCCTAAATGTGGGAGTAAAAATAATCTTGCACGTTATAGTGATGGTGCTCATTGTTTTACACCTGACTGTGGGTACTATGAGAAAGGAGAAGGAGTGGAAGTAACACCTATTACAAATAATATTAATAGTTACTCTGACTTGTACGTTGGTGATAGAACTGAATTGAAAGATAGAAATATCTCTCAAGAAACTGCCAGTAAATTTGGAGTAACGACACTAGCTAATAATGGAATGATAACAAAACATATCTATCCATTTTATAATGCACAAGGTAAGCATATTGCTAATAAGATTAGAGCATTACCTAAAGTTTTTACAACTCAAGGTAACTTTGCTGAATCTGAATTGTTTGGGCAACACTTGTTTACAAGTGGACAGAAGTACATTACAATTACTGAAGGTGAGTGTGATGCTATGGCAGTCTTTCAAATGACTGGTAGTCGTTATGCTACTGTGTCCATTAAGAATGGTGTAGCTTCAGCAGTCAGAGATTGTAAACAAAACTTTGAATATTTAAATAGCTTTGAGAATATTGTGATATGTTTTGATAGCGATAGTATTGGTAGGGAAACTGCTAATAAAGTATCAGAGATATTTCCACCTAATAAATGTAAGGTAGTTAATCTTGAATTGAAAGATGCTAACGAGTATTTAAAGGCAGGTAAACGTGAGCAGTTTACTCGTACTTGGTGGGATGCTAAACCTTATACACCTGCAGGTATTGTGACGTATGATGATGTCGTTGATGACTTATGGGTAGAGGATGATGTTGACTCTGTTCCCTATCCTTATCAAGGATTAAATAATAAGTTATATGGTATGCGTGTTGGTGAACTAGTCACACTTACATCAGGTACTGGTATGGGTAAGTCAAGTTTACTTCGTGAACTTGTATATCATATATGGAAAACTACTGAAGATAAGATTGGTCTTTTGTTTTTGGAAGAAGAAAAGAAAAGAACATTCAGAGGTTTGGTAGGTATACATGTGAACAAAGAACTACATAAACCTGAAGAGTGGAAGAAACAAGAACCATCTGAATTAAAGAAATGGTCTGAAGAACTTAGAGGTGATAGACGTTTAGTTTTGTATGACCACTTTGGTTCTATGGATGATGATGATGTTATCAATCGTATTCGTTATATGGCTAAAGGTTGTGATTGTAAGTGGGTATTCGTTGACCATCTAAGTTTAATTATATCAGGCAGAGATGATGGTAATGAAAGAAAAGCTATTGATATTCTTATGACTAAACTTCGTAGCTTATGTCATGAGTCTAAGATAGGTATGTTATTAGCTTGTCACTTACGTAGACTTGATAATGATAAAGGACATGAAGAAGGTAAACAAGTATCTTTATCACACTTGCGTGGTTCACATTCAATCGCACAGTTATCTGATGCAGTGATTGGTATGGAAAGAAACCAACAAGATGATGATGAGATTGCAAAGAACACTTCAACTATTCGTGTGCTTAAAAATAGATACGCAGGAACTACTGGGGTAGGTTCTTACTTACTTTATTCTGCTGAGAATGGTAGGATGACTGAAATAGAAAACCCTTTTAAGGAGAACGCAGATGAGTTTGAAACCCAAGAGTAAAGATAGAAAAAAGTTTGATATTGATTTAGCTTATGGCAAAGTCAGAGAAGACTTAATTAAAGATATGCTTCAAGATAAAAAGATTGAAGTTAAATCTGAACGTGATGTCTGGAAAAGAACTGGTAATATAGCTATTGAATATGAATGTTATGGTAAACCTTCAGGTATCAATGCAACTGAAGCTGACTATTGGTTTCACAATCTATGTGTAGGTGAAGATGTGTATGCCACGTTAGTATTTAAAACTGAGAATCTAAAAAAGATACTGGACTCTTTAGATAGAAAGGTATCTGTAAATGGTGGTGACCATAACGCATCACGAATGTATTTAATTAGTTTGCAAAAACTATTTGACTTAAAAACGATTAAGGAGTATATTAGTTTATAATGAATTTAGTAGTTGACATAGAAACAGATTCACTAGATGCAACAAAGATACATTGTATTGTAGCTAGAAATATGGAGACAAATGAGAACTATGCTTTCGTTGGTAAAGATTGTTATGATAAGTTTCCTGCATTTATAAACAAACATGCAGATAAAATTATTATGCACAATGGTATAGGCTTTGATGCACCAGTATTAAATAGATTGGCAGGTACAAAGATTACTATTGGACAGATTGAAGATACTTTAATTATGTCTCAGCTATACAATCCTGAACGTGAGAATGGACACTCATTAGATTCCTGGGGTAAAAGATTTGGATTCAATAAACTTGAGTTCAATAACTTCTCTGAGTTTAGTGAAGAGATGCTTACCTATTGTAGACGTGATGTTGAATTAACACATAAAGTTTACAATCATTTAAAACTTGAAGGTAAAAGATTCTCAAATTATTCTTTGAGACTTGAGCATGATATACGTTCCATTGTTTCTAAGCAAGAAGACAATGGATTTTATATAGACCAACAGAAAGCTAGTGGTCTACATGCAATGCTTGAAGATAAAGCTGAACAGTTAGAAAAAGAGGTACATAAAACTTTTCCACCTTTAAAGGTTGAGGAAGAGTTCTTACCTAAAGTAAATAACAAATCTCGTGGGTATGTAAAGGGTGTACCTTTTACTAAGGTTAGTTATCAAGAGTTTAATCTTGCGTCTCGTAAACAAATAGCTGAAAGACTTATGAAGTTAGGTTGGAAACCAAATAAGTTTACAGATAAAGGTTCACCTATTGTAGATGAGAGTGTGTTGTCAAAGATAGATAACATAGCTGAAGCTAAATTAATAGCTAAATATTTATTATTAAAAAAAAGAACGTCTCAAATCTCTTCTTGGCTTGATGTTGTTAATCAAACCACTGGAAGAGTGCATGGTCGTGTCCTTACTTTGCGTTGTGTATCAGGTAGAATGAGTCATCATTCGCCAAATATGGCTCAGATACCTGCTACATATTCACCTTATGGTAAAGAGTGTAGAGAAGTATGGACAACTGATAAGCCAGATACTCATGTTATCTTTGGTACTGATGCTTCAGGACTAGAGTTAAGAATGTTAGCACATTACATTAACACATCTGAGTATACACATGAGATATTGAATGGTGATATTCACACAAAGAATATGAACATGGCAGGACTATCAGATAGAGACCAAGCTAAAACATTTATATATGCTTTTCTGTTTGGAGCAGGTGCAAAAAAGATTGCACAAATAGTTGGCTCAAAAGATATGGCAGTTGGTAAACAACTTATAGATAAATTTTTATCTGAGTTACCACGACTAAAATCTTTTAGAAGTCAAGTAGAAGAAGCTGCTCAGTCAGGTAAAGTAAAAGGTTTAGATGGTAGACTATTTAATGTTAGGTCACCACATAAAGCAGTTAACACAATCATACAAGGTGCAGGTGCTATAGCTTGTAAAGTATGGTTACGTAACATGATTAAACATGTACGCACAAAAGGTTTGGATGTTAAACTTGTAGCTTCAATACATGACGAGTATCAGTTTGAAGTAAACAAGAATGACATACAAAGTATGGGAGAGATTGTGAAGTTGGCAATCAAAGAAACAACTGAACAACTCAACCTTAATTGTCCACTAGATGCAGAGTTTAAGACTGGCTCTAGCTGGGCAGATACACACTAATTAAAATTTATTTTTAATATGTGTTGACAAAGTATATTGTTATAGATTATAATTATATACTGAGATATTCGTAGTTAATACGAAAATATAATAACCTTAAAGAAGGAGTAAAAATATGCCAATATTAAATGGTAAAGCCTACTGGGCATCAGTTGTAACACCAAACACTACGTTTGATGAAGATGGTGTCTATTCTGTAGACATAGCAGTTGATTCTGATAATAAAAAATTAGCTGAAGCTGAAGGTCTATCTATTAAAAACAAAGGTGACGATAGAGGAGACTTTGTAACCATCAAAAGAAAAGCTAAAAGAAAAGATGGTAACCCTAACAAAGCACCTGATGTAATGGATGGTATGAAACGTCCACTTCAAAATACTTTAATTGGTAATGGTTCAGACGTAAATGTTTTATATAAAACTTACGAGTGGACTCATAAACCAACTGGTAGAAGTGGAAAGAGTGCTGACTTACAAGCTATTCAGGTTATAAACCTAGTTGCCTATGAAGGTGGTAGTTCAACTGCAAGTGAATTTGAAGAGATTCCTTCTGCATCTAATGTAGATACTTCAACTTCAGAGTTTGCAGAAGTACCTGCTTAACCTTAACTTTTAAAAGGAGATGGGGGTGTAGTTAATAACTCACCCCTATTTTTTTCTATGAAAAATATTGATACTTTAGTTGAAGATATGTACCAGACTATTACTGATGGCACACAACCTAGTGAAAAAGATATGGAGTTGTTTGCTGAAAGAGTAAAGGAAGGTGTGCTGTCATTATTTAACATACGTTCTGAGAATAATAAATTAAGAATGTCTCAGATTGGTAAGCCTGATAGACAGGTGTGGTATCAGTCAAGAGATATAACAAAAGAAAAGTTACCTGCATGGGCAAAAATAAAGTTTACTTATGGTCATATACTTGAAGAGTTACTTTTATTATTAGCTAAAACTGCAGGGCATGAAGTAAAGAATGAACAGAAAGAATTAAAAATTGAAGGGATATTAGGACATCAAGATTGCGAGATTGATGGTGTTGTTACTGATTGTAAATCAGCTAGTGCTTACTCATTTAAAAAGTTTTCTAATCGTTCCTTATTAAAGGATGACCCCTTTGGTTACATTGCACAGTTATCAGCTTATGCTGATGCACAGAATAAAAAAGGT